AGCAACTACGGACTTTGTGTTTGCTCCGTTGTCACCCATTTTACCAAATTGATTGTATGTTTGGCCGCCTACTTTTTCGACATATTCACGCATTTCTTCTGCGGCGGATTTTTTCATATCCTTTTTCTTGTCGTCTTTTTTATCTTTTTTAGCTTCGAAAGCATAAGATTCTTTTTCTTCTTCGTCGTCGGACTCTTCGCCTTCTTCGTCGTCGGAACCTTCTTCGTCACCGCCCATGTCATCCATGTCGCCGTGCTCTTCTTCACCTTCTTCACCAGACATCATTTTTTCAAATTCAGCCTTTAGTTCGTCTAGTGCGTCTTCTAGATCAACTACACGATCTTCAATACCGCCACCTTCTTCGTCACTGCCCATGTCATCCATGCCCATGTCGCCGCCGTCTACTTCAACGTCACCCATCATGTTGTCAGCTGGATCACCGCCCATCGCCATTGGGTCAGCTTCTACTTCAAATTCGTCTAAGTTGAAATCTTCGTCAACTTTTTTATCTTCGTCATCAGACTCATCAACTTCTTCGTCGGAAGCTTCATCAACTTCTTCGTCATCTGACTCATCAACTTCTTCATCAGAAGCTTCGTCTACATCTTTATCTTCTAGATCATCTTCTAAAAGTGCTTCGTAAATTTCACGTGATTTTTCAACCACGATTTCATGGAAAAGCTCTTCAGCACCTGCTTTATCTTCATTGATAAGGCGCTCAAGCATTTCTTCAAACTTTTTGCGATCTGCCATTTGTATTCTCCTGTAAGTAATTACCTGTGGTAAGGCTGTCATGTTTATTTACTCGTTTTGGGGAAAAGTGCGCAGATATAGGCAAAAAACGGCTCGTTTTGAGCAGTTTGCCTAAAGATTGAACATTTTCTTAAAGTCATCAACAAAGATTGTCTTTAAGTTGTTAAATTTATTTAGTTCCTCTGGACAATAATTATCAGGTAATATTACCCTGTAAAACTGTGTTTGAGGATTTTCTTTAATAACACTGGCTGTTTGACGTAACCAATTGCCAAAGAATGTAGCGCCGTCAGTGCTTTTTTTATAGTTAACTGTGTCTGCATACAGGTTATTAAATTTTGCACCTTCGTTTAATCCTTTATAATCAAAGCCTAGTATAAAGATTCGTTCATACTTGTGCTGACTAGATAACCATAGTGCAGTAGGTCCTGAACTCCATCCTTTACTAGGATGAAAATAATTTAAATTTTGTATACGTTGATATGATTTATTAGGATTAGTCCATACTGGATTTCGATGCTGATAGCCTGCCTTTGAAATTTCTAAGACCATTTTTACATCTACTGCAACTAGATAGTCTGGTGCAAAAGTTCTGTACAATGCATTACAGCCGTATGTTTTTCCGTAAAGTTTTAATACTTTAGGATCTATGCTGGATCTACTAGTACCGTTGCCTAGTACAAAAGCTGTAGCAGTATCAAAAGGTACTACTAAAGTTTGCGGTTGAGTGTTAGGAACTGAATTAACAGCTTCGGCAATTTTTTTTTGCCTACGCTGTTCTTTAATTATGTTCCATTCAGTTTTAGTATATTTTGATTTGTCTATCTTGGCCATTACCCACCTGTAGCCGCTGCTTGTGCTGCCATTCCGTACATCTGTCTAATGAAATCTAATTCTTTGACAGTTTCTTTTTTATGTAGTTCAGCAGCTTTTCTAGCACGACCAATTTGGCGTAGGGTAAGACGTGTTTTGCGTGTGTCAGACGGTTTTAGTATAGATGTATCGTAAATGGGATCATACCTGTCGTTTTCAACAGGTTCTAATGTTTCTTTATCAAAATAAAATAATTCACGCAATATCATAATAGTATTTATATCGTTTGTGATCCTGCGGGCGGTGCCGCACCGGGTGATGTGCCTGTTGATGTTGTTGGCGGAGCAGCATCTCCACCTGCAACTGGTTCTTCTCCGGTAGTGTCAATGTCTTCTGCGCTGCCTATGTCTGCACTGATGCCTGCTGAACTAATACCAACTCCTCTCATCTCGCCGGCAGCGTCTGCTGGGCTTCCGTTGACATTTTCTTCGTTTTCTTCGCGCCACATTCTTTCGTTCTCTGCTATCTCTTCTGGACTCATACCTAAGAAACGTTTCATTGCAAAGCGGTTTGATATGAATGGAATTTGTTGTACCTGCGCAAAGGTTGGTATACGTGCATTGTCTAATTCTGATTGACGATAAGCCGCAAAGTTTAAAGGTTCTTGGAAAGCAATGTCAAACATTGCAACGTCTATGTTCACACCTTTTTCTAGCAAATAGCGTTTAAATTCTTGGTTAAACTCTTCTGCAACTAATCCTTGTAGACGTTCGCAGTAGTTGTTGAATCTTAATTCTTGTATGTAAGCTGTGCCTACTCGACCGTCATTAAACTGGCTAGCACCGTCATCTGCACCTGTAGGCAAGTATGAACTAGGTATACGCAGACCTCTAACTAATTTGTTAGTAAAGTAGCGTAAATCATCAATTTCACCTAGGTTAGTACCGCCTGGTAAGGTTTCAACTTTAGAACCTCTACCTTCTGCTGTTTGCGGGAAGAAGTAGTCTTCGTTAATACTTAACGGGTTGTAGCTTGAGTCAATTACATTGGTACCACCACCTGTTGTAGAAGGTATGCGTCTTTGATGTATTTCTGTTTTTACACGCTCAACAAAGGCCATTGCTAAGTGACTAGGCATATTACCTACGTCAACATAAAACACTCTACGTTCTGGAGCACGTTGTACTCGATAGATAATAATAGCGTCTTCAAGTAATTCTTTTTGTTTGTAAACTTTAAAGATTGATTCTAATAAACTGTTACCAAATGGATAGTTATTGTCTAAGCCTTCTGATAAACTTAGATGAACAATGTGTTCAGCATCAATTGCTACTTCACCATCACCAACTTGAAATCTGCTGCCTGCTTGTTGTGGTGCGCTGCCTACCATACCACGGCCACCACCTGTGAAGTATCCTTCACTCTTACCTGCACCTGTAATGTTACCTGTGGTAATATTAGGAGTAGTTGCTACTAGATGTTTAAAGTTTAGGTTAACATCTTTGATCATGTATTGCTCGGGCTTTTTACCTTCGCTTTCGTTTACTATAATTCTAGTAACTTTAGCTGGATCAATGTGAAACCATTTGCCTGTTTCTGGATCTCTGATAAAAAATGCATCACCATACTTGAATACATTACGAAACACACGGAACATACGTGTGTCAAATTGATTATTCTTACACCATTGTTTTAGGTACTGACCTAAAATTGTTACTTCACTGTTAGTAGCACGTTTGTTAAAAGTAAATTTGAAGTTAGTTTTATTTTCGTCATTGATCTGTGTACAGAATTCTGCAAGAATATCCAGAGCAGCATTAACTTCTGAATCCATATCCATAGTGTTATACTGCCCATAACGTTCTACACGATTAGGTGAACCTACATACACGTCTGGAAGATATGAACTATAGTTTGTTCTTGCAGGTCCAGGGCGGCCAGTACTGTTTCTTCCGCTGAGAGGACTGTAGCTTCCGCTTGCGTTATCCCCTGTTTGCACAGGAGTAAAATATTTTTTCCAACTCATATTAACCTAATCCTCTCATAACATCACCGCTCATACCTCTAATGCCTTTAAGTTGTTTCTGTTGAATTTCTAACTGCTGACCTGCTGTTTGGGCAAGTTGTTCCATTGGCCCTTTAATTGAGCTTGCTACATCTTCAATTGGCTTTTTAATTTCGCTCATTGCAGATCTAAATGATTGCGTTAGTTCACTCATATCCATACCTTTTGCCGAAGCATTTGAAACCATTTGCCTAGAAGTATTCTGCATAGTATTTAACATACCGTTAAGTGTTTGTACGTTATTTGCGGCTAATGTTTCCATAATTGGCGTTACATTGCTTGCAACATCATTTGATAATGTTCCTACATTAAATATGTCGCTTACTGCTTGTAAAGCGCCAAGAGCACTATTTCGCATAATGCTAGCAGTCTGTTCTGGTGTTTGCACAGATTCAATACCATGCAATAACATGTTAGACTGTTTACCAAAATTTTCAAATAGTCTACCAGTTTTACCTAGTGACCCTGTTTCGCGTCCTGGGTCATTTTGAGTTCCCCTTCTGTCAGGCGGTATTGATCTTTCATTTACTGGTCCGTTTACTACTACGGTTCCTGTTGCATTTACGTTTACATTTTCCCATGTTAAACTCATTGCTTCTTTTATTTTAGATGCTAAATCTTCAATTAATTTTGTACGCTCACTTTCTGGCGACTCTTTAATTTGAGTAACTAATTTATTAATTTCTGCAGCAAGTTCTGGGTTATTAGCTTGGATAGCATTTCTAACTGCTGCACTTGAGTTAGCTACTACCGCTGCCATATCAGATCCACCTATTCCTAAAGTAGATCTAACAGTAGATAATATATTGTCAACTTCATTTTTGACATTAAGTTGTGTTCTTAAGTAATTTGCAAAATCGTCTGCACTTTTTCCAAGAGTACTATATAGTCCGCTAATTTGTTTTTGTGCTTCTAACGCCATCCCACTTGCAATACCCTGCAATTTTAATAAGGCTTCAACAGCTGATCGACCTTCGTCTTCAACTTCTTTACCTGTCTTAGGATCTATTGTTTTAGGTCCTTTCATTATTTCTTCTTGCTTTTTCTTAACTCTATCTAAGAACTCAGCACCTGCTAGATCAACATTTTTTCCTTCAGCTTTAAACTGATCTTGAACTTGGCGAATGGCTTCTGCTAATCCAAAAGCTCCTTCACCAAATACTCTACTGTACAATTCTGTAATATTAGAATCAACTCTGCCGCCTAATTTAGCTAGTTCTCGCATAGTAGTTGACTGTTGTTCTGCTGCCGCAGTACTTAGAGCTGCTGCAAGGGCTGCTTCGCGCTCTGCATCTGTTCCATTCTTTAAAACTCTTTCGTATTCTTCAAATGCTTTTACAGTTTTAGGCATCATAGCAACCAGCGGAGCAACATCTTTTCCTGGAAACTTTCTAATTACCATATCTTCAAACAACTGCTGCATAGCAGGACCCATAGTTTTAAATAATTGAGAACCTTCAAGGAAAGATTTTCTTGATTTAGTATCTAACTCAGTTAGATATGCTGCTACGTCACCCTGACGCATTTTTGCTTCTATCTCTTTTTGTAACTGTTGTGTTTGCTTACCAGTTAATTTAGATAGTTTGTCAAGATTTTTAGTGAACTCCATTGCAGATGCATTTCGTTCTTCTTCTGTTTGTTGTTGGCCTTTGCGTCTATAATTTTCTATAGCATCGTATTGTAAGAAACTTTCGTTAATATCTTTAGTTGTTAGACCTAATCGCTGTAATTGTAGAGAAGTTTCAGTGGATTGGCCCTCTAATGTAAAAAAGAACTTGCGCTGCATGTCCAAGAATCTTGAAGCACCATCAGACACTCCTACTAGGCCATCGCCAAATGTTAAAAGGAAATCAGTATTGCTGCTTATCAGCGATGCCATTTCATCAAGTTTTAATCTAGCACCTGCGGCAGATTCGTTCATCTTGCCAATACTCATACCAAAATCTACACCAAATCTTGAAAACCCTTGCAGTGTACCTAAGCCACCTTCAAGATATTTTACAACTGAATTAAGTGCTCCTAGACCAGAAGTAAGATCAGATAATTGAGGATTAGTATCTAGTAGACCGCCAGCAAATCCTTTAAGACCCGCAGTAGCTTTGCGTACAGTGCCCGTAAACACATTACCTGCACCGGTAGCTACTTTATCTGAGACGGTTTTGTCATTTTCAGCCAATCTGCTTCTCCTGGTATTTTAGCACTTATAAATATGAATACGCTATTGTATATTTATCTTTAGGAAAAACACATGGAAAACTATTCAAGTCCTCTTCAGAAGTATAAGAGGGAACCAAAATTGTTAATTGACTTACCCAGTAAGGGAAGTTTTTACCCTCGCAACGCACTAGAAAAGGCAACTGAACTTGAAGTGTACAGTATGACAGCCAGCGATGAAATGCGATTAAAAACTCCTGATGCACTTTATACAGGCAATGCTGTTGTTAATACAATTCAACGTTGTATACCCGGTATCAAGGACGCATGGGCCATGCCTGTAATTGATGTTGACTATGTGTTAGCTGCCATTAGATTGGCAACTTACGGTGAAAATATCACTATAAATTCAAAATGTCCTGAGTGTAGTAACGAAGATGCGTACGGTATTCCAATTCAATCTATACTTGATCACTACAATTCAGTTAACTTTATAAACGAATTTAGAATTAACAATTTTATTTTTAGAATACGTCCGTTAAACTATAGAGAATTAACTGACATACAACAAAAAAGTTTTACTATTCAGCGACAACTTAATCAATACGTGTCACAAATAGACGACCAAGAAAAACAACAAGCTGAGGTTAATAGATTATTTGACGACATTAACTCTATTACTATCAACACTATACAAAAAGTTGTTGTTGAAATAACTACGCCTGACGGTGACAAAGAAATGCATCATCAGTTTATAGTTGACTTTTTAGAAAACGGCGAAAAAGAGTATTTTGAAGAAACTAAAAAAGTTTACGAAACTAACTTAGAGAATTGGAACATTAAGCCTAGTAGTGTTGCGTGTAGTGCCTGTAGTCACGAATATAAAATATTACCAAACTTAGACTATTCAAGTTTTTTCGGTCGAGGCTAATTGAGACTCCGGACTCTGCATTACCTCAATTAGCCAAAGAATACGAAAACGAAATTAAACAACTCAAGCACAACATCTATAAAATTTGTTGGTTCATGCGAGGCGGAGTTGCATCAGATGTATTATTCACTGACACAGATATGGATGACTTAATGATTCTTCATACTGTAATTGAAGAAAATATAGAGACTGCTAAAAAGACAGGAATGCCGTTAATCTAATCCTGCAGCCCAATTTTTTCTTGTAGGTTCAGACTTCGGAGGCTCAGACTGAGAGCTGCTGCTACTTGGTGCAGAACTACTTGCAGCGGGCGCCGATGCCGATGCAGTTGGAGCAGGTGCAGCAGGTGTAGGCTTAGCAGATGTATAGTCTTGCTTACTTTTCTCAACACCGGCTTTGTCTCTCGGAGACATACCCATAGCATACTTCAAGTCTTTTTGTACATCATCATCGAGAGACACATCAGGATTAAATTTTGAAGCTGTTGCAAACGCTAATGATATTGCTGGAGCATTCCAAGTATATTCTATTAATGCTTCTATTGTACTAGGTCTGTTAATTAACCACATTGCTCCATAACTTGCAGCCTCGCCTAATAGGTATGCAATTAATGCTCCTATTCCTAGTGTAGCAGATCCAGCAGCCAATGCGCCAGCAGTTCGTGCTGCCCGTATTCCATTAATAATTTTTGCAGCAATTACAGCTTGTGCTCCACTGGCTAAGATCGTTGCCGCTGCTGAACTTACCCAAGCACCATAAATTACTTTTGATCTTTCTTCATATTTTTTTACTGCTTCAGGACTTCCCATAGTACCAAAATTACCAGC